CTCGGGCACGGTGACGCCGATCTGCTTGAGCCGGCCGATGACCCCTGCCGAGATGAGTTCCTGGGTGATCGCGGCGTCGACGGCAGCGCCCTTGAGAGCGCCACCCTCGTTACTGATCGCCGAGGTCAACTCGTCCGCGAGTTGCTTCACCTTCGCGTTCTCACCGTTGAACAGCGAGAACGCGACCGTCGCTACGGTGAGCGCCGCGGTGAGCCAGCCGAGCCCCTTGCCGGCGACGGACATCGCCGCGGGCAATCGGGAACCTTCCGCGGCCGCCGCCGCCATCCGCAGTTGGAACGCTTCGATCTTCTGGCTCGCGATCAGCCACGCGCCGCCGAAGATGAGCACCGTGCCACCGACGAGGATGAGGATTCCGATCAGGTCGCGCAGCGGCGCGGGGATGTGCTCGATCGTCGACAGGAACCCGCCCATGAGCTTCTCGGCCAGCTCGACCGCCGGCAACACGGCACGGCCGAATTCGATGCCGAGCGCGATGCCCGAGTTCTTGAGCAAGTTCATCTGATATGCGGCGGTGCCCTGCTGGTGTTCGAGTGCCTTCTGCGCGGCCGCCGCCCGGTTGGTCGGGTCGACGATCGAGGAGAACACCCGCGCGTAGTTCTGGCCCTCGTTCGCCGTCGCGGCCATGTAGCCACGGGCGGCCCTGATCTCGGGGAACAGCTTGAGCGCGGCCGTCGCGTTGTTGCCGTACTCGTCGGTCAGCTTCGTCAGCACGCCGTGCAAGCCGAGGGACTGGACGGCCTGCTGGCCCGACTCGAAACCGAGCTTGTGGTACGCCTCGGACAGCGCAGCCGACGGGTGCAGCAGTTGGGTGTAGACGCGGTTGAGGCTCGTCGCCGCCTGCTCGGCCGGCACGCCTGCGAGGGTCATCGCGGCAAGGGCCGCCTCGGCTTCGGCGAAGCTCTTAGTCGTGTGGTCGGTCGAACCGGAGGCGGTCGCAGCCATCGCCGCGTACATGCCGAGGGAGTGCGAGAGCTCCTGGTAGGTGATGACGCCCTTGTTGACCGTCTGGAACATGATGTCGTTGACGTCGTTGGCCTGCTGGGCGGACAGACCCCACGCGTTGAGAACCGCGACGATGCCCTTCGCGGCGTCCGCCGTCGTCGTCAGGCCAGCCGACGCGCCGACCGCGGCCGCGTGCAAGATCGCCAGGGCGTCCGCGCCGTCGAAGCCGGACGACACGATGTCGTACAGCGACCGGGTGAGCTCGGTCGCTGACTGCGGAAGCTCGCGGCTCATGTCGAGGACCGCGTCGGTCATCGCGTTCCAGTTGTGCGCGGCCATTGCGACCTGCGCCGCCTGGTCGCGCACGACCCGGCCGTTCATCGTGACCTTGCCGTTGAGCGCGTCGGAGATCGTCGCGACGTTCGCCATCTGCGTCTGCAGGTGCGCGGCCGCGACGATGCCGGCGGTCATGCCGGCGACCATCACGCCGCCGGTGACGAGCGCGACTTCGCCGATCGCGCGGCGGGCCTGCATCGCGTCCGACCGCATACGGTTCAGCGCGCGCGCTTGGTCCTCGTAGTCGCGCGCCGACAGGTAGAGGGCTTGCCGGGCCGGGTCGTTACGCGGCAGCGCCGCAGCCTCGTTACGCAACGCCCGCGCCTGGTCGGCGGCCGCGCGAATCGTCGCGCGCGTCGCGACCTGCTGCGCGTCGACGATCGAACCGATCTCGGTCTTGATCTCACGCCCGGCGGTCCGCCACGCCTGCGCCTGCGCTCGCGTCGACGTCAGGACCTTCTCGTCGAGCTCCGCGAGTGAACCCTGCACCGACCGGAAGCCGGCGATCGCCGCGTCGTCGAGCTTGCGAAGGTCAGCGGCGATCTCGCCGGCAGTCGCGCGGGTCGCCGCGGCCGCCTGGCGCAGCGGCGTGACGTAGCCGCTGATGCGCGAGACGAGATCGACGTACAAGGTCTGCATCAGTCACGCTCCGCCATCTGCATGACGATGCGACGGCCCGCCGGCGACTCGAGGTCGGGGAACATGCCGACCTTGCCGCCCTTGCGGCCGCCGCCGCGCTGCTGCTCGGCGAGCTCGGCCGTCTTGAACTCCCTGATCTCGCAGCCGCGGCAGTCGCCGATCTCCGCGTACATGGCGTTGGGGTCGTCGTCGAACCACTCGTCGCGGGTCTGGCAGTCGGCGCACAGTTCCCGACGCCATGCCCGGTAAGCCAAGGCGAGTGCTCGATCGAGGTCGTCCCAGCGGGCCGGTCCGCCGAGGAAGTGCGAGTGGCTGATGCCGAGCGACTCGCACAGATCGAGCTCGGCCCTCAGCCGTGCGTCGGCCGCGACCCTTTTCCCACCGAGACGCGAATCGTCCCGTTGATCTGCACGCAGGTCTGGAACATCGCGCCCGACTCGCCCTGGTTGAGCGACGCGAGCAGGTCACGCGCGTCGGCCTCGGTCATCGGGTCGAGGCTGCACGCGGCGATCAGCGCCGGGGCGAACGTGTCGACGTTGTACGCCTCGCCGAGACGCTCCTGGTCGTCGGTCGGGGGGTGCGCCGAGATCAGCGCCTCGTACTCGGGCCGGGGGAGCGCCTTGAACGTGAGCGAGATCAGCGAATCGTCGTACGCCGCCTGGGCCTCGTCGTACGCCGCCTGGGCCGCCGCCTTCTCGTCGGCGGTCATCTTCTCGTCGGCCTGCGCCGCGATGTTCTCGATGTTGGTACGGTCGCGCGTCTCGCGCGCCTCCTCGTCGAAGAACTCGAGGGTGCGGGTCGGCAGCTGCCGCTCGCGGAGCTTGCGGAGCTTCGCCTGCCAGTGGGCGTCGCCGCTACGCGCCGCCGCGTCCGCCTCGGCCTGAGTGTGCTCGTCGATGACCGTCACGCTGCCTCCTCGAATCGGAGGCCGCTTGTAGCGCCTGGGGGCTCATCCAGGGAACACGGCCGAAGGTTCTTGCCCTCGGCGCGCACCTTACCGCAGAAACGCCCGACCCCCGGCCTAGGACCGGGGGTCGGTGTGTCCTTGCCCAAGGGACGAACAAGTCGGGCTCGTAGCTCTACGCCGCGATCTCGAGCGCCGGCTTCGCCGTGATCGCGAAGGTCGTCGTGTACCGGGCCGGCGTGTCGCCGGTCGCGTGCTCGTCGCCGTTGGACGACACGCGCACCGGGAACAGGTCGCCCTTGCCGGTGCCCTTGACGATCCAGATGAACCCGGTCGCGTCCTCGATGAGCACGTCGCGCACCGGGTCGGCGGTGTCGTCGGCGTACAGCGTGAAGCCGGACTGGCCGACGCTCTTGGTGCCGGGGATGTTCGAGTTGAAGTCGCTCGCCATGTCCGGCGTCGCGACCTCGGCCGATGACTGCTGCCAGCCGGTGACGCCCGCGATCTTCGGGGTCAAGTCCTGCCCGGCCGCGAGCTCGGGCGCGGTCGGCTTCACCGAAGCGGACGGGTCGGCCTCGTCGTAGCCGGCGACGGCCGGGAGGAAGAAATACTTCGCTCGGCCTTGGCGGATGAACCGTGCCATGCGTGACCTCCTGGGTCAGCCCTGCGGCTGCTCCACTTCCTCGCCGCCCGACGGGGCGTCCGAGGGCAGCGAGCTTTCCGCCGCGTGAACGGGGACAGTCGCGTCCGCGTCGCCACGGGCGGCGTCGGCTGCGCCCAGGGAGGTCGCCTCCTGGTCAGGCCCCGAGCCGGCCGGCGCTTCGCGAACGAACTCGCCGGTCTCCTCGGTCAGACGTACGGCTTCCGCGCTCGACTCCACCCAGCCCTTGCCCTTCCACACCGTCTCGAACGCCCGGCGCGACGTGCGCGCGTGGCCCTTCGACTCCGGGTGGTTCATCCAGACGTCGGCCGTCGCCGGCGCAAGCACCGCCGGGTCGGTAGCGCCGTCGAGGACGAGCCTGCGGTCGTCGCCTTCACCGACGACGGTGCCGGGTGTGGGTGGCTGCACGGTTGCCTCCTATGCGGGTGTCACGGACACCGCGAACTGTTCAGCGATCGTGACCATACCCTCTGACGGCACGGCCGCGCCCGCACCCGCCTGGGAACGGCGTGCCGCGCCGGACATCACCTTCCACGGCAGGTTCTCCGGCAGCGGCCACGCGTGCACGTAATCGCCCGTCTCGGGGTCGCGGTCGAGTACGCCGCCGCGCACTTTGTCGCTGAGCCACTCCGCGCCGGTCGCGTCGAGCCCGACGCTGCTCACCTGGTAGATGAACGTGGCGTCGGCGTCGGTGTCGGAGTCCGGGCCGGTCAGGCGGCCAGCGTTGAGCGGGTAGATGATGCCGTACGGCGGCTTCGGGATCGCCGCCTGGTCGCGGGGCAGCCGAGCGATGAAGAACGGCTTGCCCGTGACGGTGATGAGCAGCGTCTTGAGGCCCTTCGTGAACGGCAGGCGCGGTGGGGCCATCACTCGACTCCGATCGACTCGATCGCGACCATCCACTCCGGGCCGGTCTCACGGACCGCCGGCATCAGGTGAGGGTACGGCGGCTGGTCGTAGATGCGGCCCAGCTTGTCCGCGCCGACGTAGCCGTACTCGAGGCGCGGCCCTTGCGGCTCGTCGGTCCACACGCGGGTCCGTACCTCACCGTCGGCGTGCCACTCGGTGTCGACCGACCACGACGCGACGTACTCGCCGGTGCGGATTTCCGGGCCGGGCCTGCCGGACGCGTTCGCCTGCACACGCACGAGCAGCAGCGCGCCGTAGTGGCGGTGCAGCGCGACCGTGCGCGGCAACGCCGACGTCGCCTTGGTGTCCAGCCACGCGGCGATCTCCGCGGCGTTCGTGTAGACGACCGCACGCCCGGTGGTCGGATCCGGTCGCGGCATGTTCGGCAGGCCGGAGCCAGGCGGCGCGAAGAACCTCGGCAGGTTCGGATGGTCCTGCGCGGGCAGCGTCGCCGGGTCGACGGTCACTACCAGCGCCCGAAGTTGGTTTCGCCTTCGGTGATCTCGCGCAGCTGCAGGTGCCGCGCGATCGGCATCGTCGCGGCGAGCGCGTCGCCGACGCGGAAGAACCGGCCGACGAGACCAGGGTCGTTGCGCGAAGCGGTGACCTTGAGGACGTGCCCCGCGCGGACCGCCACGACGTCGATCGGCAGGAACGCTTCGTACTGGCGGTCCGGGCCGACGTAGACGTCGCCTTCGCGGTTCTGCAGCCGGTTCATCGGCGCGGGCTGCACCGCGCAATCGCCTTGGTAGACGAACGCGTCGGCGTCGGCCTCCGCACCGCCGGCCGGACCGTACGTGCCGGTGCCCTCGTCGAAGTCCTCCTCACCGACGACCGGGTTGCCGGCGACGTCGAGCGCCTTGACCTCGCAGGCGTCGACCAGGATGCGCTCGCGGAAGCGGGCTTGCGCCCGCGCCATGTCAACCACCCGGACGCCCGAGCTTGCCGTCGCCACCGCGCGCCAGGTCTACGAGGACCTGCAGCGCGACCGCAATCAGGTCGCCGTCGACCCAGCCGTGCGCGTCGAGCGCGAGCCGCTGCACCGTCTCCGCGTCCATCGCCGACAGGAAGGTAGCGGCCGCCTCGCCGACCGCGACCTGCGGGGCGACGATCGCAACCTCGCCGATGCCCTCGAACACGACGTCGAGCTTGTGCCCCTCGAGAACGATCTGCGGAAGTCGGCCGTGGGTGTGCGTGATCGTGTACGACGAGATGTGCTCGGTGATGTCGTGGCCGTCGACCACGACGAAGGGTCGCATCGGCGACTCCGGGTCGACAGTGATGCGGACCGGCGCTTGCAGGGCTCCCATGACGGCTCCTCGAGTGTGGGTGACGCCGCCGACGTTACCGCTGGGTGCGGCGCAACCTCGCGAACTGCCGGGAGGCTCGCCGCTGGCTCATGGCCGTCGCGCCGGCAACAGCGGCAGCGGCCGCACCGGCTCGCGACGTCCTCGAGGAGCGACCGGCACGTCGTACGGGCGATGCCGCCACGGCCGGGACGGGTTGATCGACCGGCGGCGCGTCCGGCGTGAAGGGAGTTGCATCCGCGGCCTCCTGTGGAGTCGTAACGTCAAGACGCACGGCCCCAGGGGTCCGCACGCAGTTCGGGTGAGCGATCGGGAACGCGGCGAAGTCCTCGATCGCCCGGACGGTGCCGTCGGCCTTGTCCGGGTCCCGGTGGGTGGACCAGCCGCATTCGGGGCCGTCGCGGACCTCGATGTAGGCCGCGCCGAGACCGGCGGCAGCGTTCAAGGCTCCGGCGTTGAACGCGACCGCGAGCTTTGTGTTGACGGCCATGCTCGCGTAGGCGGCGAGGGGAAACCGGGCACCGTTGCGGTACAGCACCCGAGCGAACCCGGCACCGGACGCGTACTCGGCCGCGGTCAACGCGCCGATGCGGGTCTCGACGTCGACGTTCGCGTCGCGGAGCTCGCGGAACAGGCGTTTCGCGGCCGCGCGCACGTCGTTGTTCGCGGCGATCAGGTCGGCGTAGGAGTCGGCGGCGAGCGCGTGCGCGATGTTGACCTCGGTGTCCGACCATTGCCACTCGGGGTCGACGTGGACCGCGCCGGCAGCAAAGGACTCGGCGATCTGCTGGGTGGCGTAGTCGTGCGCGGCCGCGTCGAGGGCGTCGACGACCGCCAGAGCGGCGGCGAGGAGGAACGCGAGGTACGCCGTACGCGAGCGGTTGCCTTGGCCTTGGCCGGCCACCGCGTCGCGGTAGATCGCGTTGAGTTGGTCCTGCGCCGCGAGGTACGCCGCCGCGAGCGGTGTCATCGGTCCCACGAACTGCAGGTGCGTACGGCGCGGCCGACGGTGACGTTCGCGCCGACGAGACCGGGGTTGTCCTCGGTGATCGGAGCCCACGGGTCGATGCCGGCGGCGACCGTCTTGCGTTCGCTGTCACGTTCCGCGGTGACGCGGGTGATCTTGTCCTTGAGCCCGCCGATGATCGACGTGAAGTCCTCGCTGTAGATGCCCGACGCGTTATACGACCCTGGCCCGGCGTCGAGGATGACCTGCTGGCGGCGCTCGAGTTCGTCGAGCGCGACCTGGGCGGCAAGCCCCGTCTCGTCGTACGCCGCGTTCAGGTCGGCGTCCGACGGCGGGTCGCCCGGCCCGATGCGGGACCGGACGTAGCGAAGTGCAGCCTCGGGCAGCGGCAACGCGACTCCTCGGTCCGAAAGTGAACGGCGGGGCAGGAGGCCACAGGCCGGTCCCGCCCCGCCGTCGCTTGCTGGTCGGGTCTAGCTCTGCTTCTGCTTGCCCTTCGCAGCGTCGGCAGGAGCGGCTTCGCCGCCTGCTCCCGACGCTGCTTCGGCAGCCGGCGGCGGCTCTTGCTCGGCAGCCGCAGCGGCGGCCTCGCGGGCCTCGGTGACCAGCCGATCGGCCTCGGCCTGCGCCTCGGCGACGACACGCTGGGCCTCCTCACGGGCCTCGGTGAGCACCCGATCGGCTTCCGCCTGCGCTTCGGTCACCCGCTCGGCGATGACCCTCTCGGCCTCGGCCTGCGCCTGGGCGATCTGCTCGATCGCCGCCCGCGCCTCCTCCTCGCCGGGTTCCGCCAGCGGAGGGCGGGCGTCGGTTCCGTGGTCGACCACGGTGATGCCGGCCTTGGCGACTCCGTGGAGACCGGCCTGTTCCAACGGCCCGCCGACCGCGGTGCCGCGTTCCATCATCCCCTTGAGGTAGGGGCTGCCGACGACGTTGTGCCCCGCCGGGTCCCCGGCTGCGTCGGTCTCGAAGCCGAGCACGGCATCGGGGCCGTACTTGACCTCGCCCGGCGCGAACGGCTCGGCGTCGTCTCCGCGGGCCAGCGACTCGCGCTGGCCCGCGACCATCGCCTCCTGAGCCGTCAGGGGGCGCTCCTTGGTCTGTGGCGCCATGTTCCCTCTCTCTCGATTCGTGGTGCGCTCAGGCGGCGATCTACGCCAGGACGTTCAGGACGAAGATGCCGTTGGGGTTGCCGATGATCGGGATGCCGATCGCCGACGCGTTGGTCCACGTCTGGATCGGGTTGAACGTCTTGAGCAGCGTGACGACGATGCCCGGAAGCGCCGTCGTCTCGATCTGCCCGGCACCGCCGAGCTCGATCGCCTCCGCGGTAATGCCCCACAGCGTCTCGCCGAGCAGCATCGTGCCCTGCGCGACGTTACCGGTCTCGGTCTCGAACGCCTGCGAGGCCGCCGGCTCGGCCGCACCCGGCAACAGCAGGGCGAGGTCGTCCGGGATGAGACGCGTCGCGACGCCCGCGATGCGAAGCGCCGTGTCGTAGGTCTCGATCGGCGGCAGGTTGAACGAGATCAGCAGCGCCGAAATCTGATCGCGCGTGACGATCGGGGGAATCGCGCCGCCCGGCAGAGCGAAGTACGCCCGCACGCCCGCGTTGAACAGGAGCGCGTTGACGGCCTTCGTCGACGTGAGGACCATCGCCGGCGCGTAGCCGTTGAGCGTGCGGTAGTCCTGCACGATCGCGATGAGCTCCGCGATCGGGTCGCCGCCGTTGACGTTCCACTTGTTCGCGACCGTGCGGAAGTTGCCCGACGGCACGCCGTACTCGACGCGGGCCTGGTAGCCGTTCTCGTTGATGACGCACTTGCCAGTCGTCAACGCCTCGGCGCGGGCCAGCTCCATGCGGGCCTGCACGGCGCGCGTCATGCGCCGCGAGTCGTTGAAAATCTGGTCGATGAGGTCCTGCGGGACCCGCGTGCCATCGGCGAGCACGCCGCCGTTCTGCATCAGCAGGCGCAGGCGCAGGCGCTGCTCCTCGCCGAGCATGATCTTGCGCGAGATCGCCGGCAGCTCGCCCGAGACCCGGACGAGGTTCGCGCCGCGCTTGGAGATCGGCGACTCGGTGTCGAACGCACGGAACGTGGCGACGTCCTCGTCGATGAGCGCACCGCGGTAGAAGCGGTAGTCGAGGTCGTCGATCGCCCGGTTCGGCAGGAACCGCGCAAGCTCGAACTCCGGGAAGACGAGGTTGCGGGCGTACTCCGCCAACTCCGCCGGGGGGACGAGATCGAAGATCAGCAAGGTCGTCCTCCTCAGACGTAGTTGATCTGCTTGCGGGCGGCCTTGTCGAAGGCCGGCCCACCAGCGGGAAGGTTGGCGGTGACGACGCGGCCGTCCTCGAACAAGGCGCAGGGCCACGTGTCTTGAGCCGGGGCGGCAGGTGCGGCCGCTCCGACGTCCTTGGTGAACAGGATGTGCCCGGCCCCGGTCTTGGCGGGCGGGCCTGCATCCGGGTCACCGGGTCCGTACAGCCCCGACTCGAGCTCGCCGATCGGCGTGCCGGACGGGATGACGCCCGTCGGGAACACGGCCCGAACGGCAGCACCGTCGAGGGACACGGTGCGGCACGAGTCCACACCGTCGGCGGAGCCGAGCCAGTCCTGGTTGTCGTTCCACTGGACCAGGTTGGTCTCGACCTTCTGCGCCAAGTTTCCGCTCATGCGCTTCCTCTTTCGGTCGGCCTACTCAGGGACCGCCTAGACCTTCGCTGGGGCCTTGACGCCCCGCCGCGCGTTGTCGCGGGCGGCACGTTCGGCCCCTCGGGTCTTGGCGTCCGCTGGCGGCGCTGGCCGTGGCGCGGTCCCACCCGGCGTCGATGACGGTGTGCCGGTGCCCCCAGCACCGCTGCCCTGGCCGCCGTTGCCAGAGCCACCGTTGCCCTGCCCGCTGCCCTTGTTCTCGAACAGCGCGGGCATGTCCTTCTTGAGCGCCGTCGCGGCCTGCCGGAACTCGGCCGGGTCGTCCGCGTCGTCGTCGACCTCGAGCAGCCGGACGGCGCGGCGCATCGCTGCGTCGTCCGCGTCGGCCGGGAAACCCGCTCGAAGCAAGGCGCGCTCCGCGCTGGCGACCCACACAGGGTTGTTGACGCCAGACGGCGGCGGCGTCGCTGCGCCACCGTTACCCGCCTGGCCTCCCGCGTCGGCCGGCTGCCCGGAGCCGCCTTGCCCGCCCTGGCCGCCGCCGTTGGCACCGGAGCCGGTACCGCCGCGACCGTTGGCGTGCTCGAGCAAGATGCGCTCAGCGTCCTCGGCTGACAGGCCGTACTTGTCCTTGACGTGCTTGCGGAAGCCGCGGCGACGCTCCATCTGCGCGATGGTGTCGACCTCCCGCTGCGTGTGCGTCGGGGTGTCGTCCGCGTCGCCAGACCCTTCACCGCTGCCCTGGCCGCCGTTCTGCCCGTCACCGGACTGGCCGCCCTGACCGCCCGCGCCACCGTCACCGGTGCCGCCGCTGCCCTGGCCGCCGTTGGCACCGGAGCCACCCTGGCTGCCGTCGCCGGCGTTGCCGCCAGCACCGCCGCCCTGAGCACCGCCGCCACTGGCCCCGCCGCCCGCGCCACCGTCGTCATTCGTGCCGTCGCCACCCGCGATCACCGGAAGGCGCGTGCCGTCGCTGTAGACGTACCAGCGGGCGTAGCCCTGGCGATCGCGGATGGTCTCGACGAGCTTGACGCCGGCCGCACGGTCCATGTGGGTGTCCTCCTCCGGGTTACGCGCCCGGTCCGCGCCCCGGTCGATCAAACCGGGTCGAGACGGAACGGTACGCCCTCGGACACGGTTCGTGCACGGGACCGTCGAAGTTACGGCGTGTTGCTCACCGGCGGGTAAGGCGGAACGGGCTTCGGTCCGGTGCCTTCGTACGGCGCGACCCAGCCCTCGGCGTAGAGCAGTTCGCCGAGGTCCCGACCGTCGGCCAACGTGACCTCGGCGTCCCAGCGCATCCCGTAGTTGTCCGGCTGCAGCACCCGCACGCCGATGTCGGAACCGACCGTCAGGATGTCCGCGACCGCGGAGTACGCGGCGTCGCCACCGGGGGTTCCAAGCTCGGCCGCGTTGTAGTGCGCGAGCCGCACGTGGATACGCGCGATCAGCCGACGCTTGAACACACGCAAGCCCATGCCGAGATCGCGGTCGTGTCCGTAGATCGGGCCGAGGTCGCAGTCGACGGTGTAGGAGTCGCCGTCGTGCACCGCGACGACGACTCCGTGGTAGGTCAGGCGGGGTGGCGGGACCGCCGCCGTGCGTTGCGCGCCGTCGCCTGCTCCTTGAGCTCGCGCTTCCACTCGGGGAACTCCTCACCGTAGACGTTGCCGACGTGGTTTTTCGCGACGTCCCACAGCACGACGTAGCCGCCCTTGGTGACCTCGAAAGCCTTGGTCGCGCGGTGCGCGTAGTCGAACGGCCGGCCCGTGACGTAAGGGTTCGCCCATGCCGGCAGCACGAAGTCGCTGACCGCGACCGGCCGCGAGTTGACGGTGATGTTGTACGTCACGTCCTCCACCGGGTCGCAGACTTCCGCGGCGACCAGCACGCCGTCGTCGATCTGCCACCAGCCGTTGACGTCCGGGTCGATCAGCGTCTCGAGGACCTCGTGCGAAAGCACCGACGAGATCGCGTACTGGCCGGTGAGCGCCGTCGACCCGGCGTCGAGCGACGGCCGCGCGAACACCTTGCCGAAGATGCCCTGCTTGCCTTCGGAGTGCCACCCGAGCGCGTTCGCCTGGTCGGGCGTGTCGAACACGTCGATGATCGACGCGCCGGCTGGCGGCGTCGCCGATTTCGCGAGCGCCGACACGTGCCACACCCGACGGCCCCACGCGGGCGCGGCGTGGGAGACGACCTGCTCGTGGCAGGCGTGCACCATCGCGTCGAAGTCGACCGGGTTGACCAACGTCGAGAGGTTGCGGACGTAGAGCGTCGGCGTCACCGGCGGCCTCCTGCGGGAATGGGCTCAGACGGGGTGGGCGGTTGCGTGCGACCGTGTGAGCCGGTCACCAGGTCTTGTGTGTCGGCGTTGCCTGGCGTGCCACCGCGAAGGTCCGGCCGCACCGGAATCGTCGGGATGCCGCCGGTCGGTTCGTCAGGCTTCGTGCCCGGCTTGCCGAGGTAGGACGCGACGACCTCCTGGTTGCCGAGCGCGTCGCCGAGCGCGACCGCGCCAAGGAAGTCCTCGGCCTGCAACCGCTTGAGCTCGGCGGCCGCGTCGTCGATCGGGAACCCGGCGTTGATGAGGATGCGAAGCAGCGTCAGCCGCGACACGATCGGCACCGGAGTCGCGAGCTCGCGCACCAGCGCGACCGCGGCCGCCTTGTCGGCGGGCAGGTAGTTGCCGAACGTCAACCGGGCCGGCATCACCGGCGCGTCGATGACGCCGTTGGCGATCGCGAACTTCTGCACCTTCGCGAGCAACCGCGGGTACTTCTCGTCGCGGACGAGACGCAGCTGCGCCATGTACGCCTGCATCGGGCCGAGCGACAGTTGCAGTTGCATCCCGCTCGCCATCTTCTCGGGGCTGATGCGCCCCATCACGACGGCGGACATGCGCGCGTTCGCGGTCATCCGGTCGAGGAGACCCTGCTTGGCCTTGTCGAGCGCGTCGAGGGAACGCGACGTGTCGAGAACGTCCATCTTGCCGTTCTCGCCCAGGTGGTACATCTGCCCTGGCCCGTACACGGTGGTCGTGCCCTGCTCGATCACCTGTCCGTCAGGGCCGCGCTTGGTCGCACGCACACCGGAAAGCGCGATCGGCGGCGCGCCGGTCGTCGCCGTCGCAGAGGCGAAGTCGGTGTCGGTCGCAGCCACGTCGTCGAGGACCTGCAGCACCTTCGCGAGCACCGGCTGGCCCCAGCGGGCACCGGGCGGCGCGGTCTCGTTGATCGTGTTCGGGATGTGCTCGATCGGGATGAAGTCGATGCCGATGTCGAGGTCGTGCAGATCGGCACCCTCGGCGTTCTTGCGCCACGTCGCGCCGGTCTCGTCGAGCATGTCCCACATGTCGGGGAGCTTCATGCCGTCGTTGAGGTTCCACACGCCGTCGGACATGAAGCAGGCGACTGTTGAGTCCGGGTCGTCCTTGTCGAGATAGGCGGGCCGCCACGGCGGCACCGTCTTGAGCCGCCAGGTGATCCGGCGCAGCTTCCACACGATCACCGGCGAGGACGAGTCCTGCCGCGGCTCCTTGTAGACCCACACGAGGTGATGGACGGTCGCGTCCTCGTCGTCGCTGTCGGGGTCGGGCACCGGGAAGTAGACGTCCGGGTCGTACACCTTCAAGTGCGCCCGCTTCGTGCGGCCGTTCCAGCCGAGCACGTACACGCCGTCGCCCTTCTTGACGGCGTTGAGCTCCGTCGAGAACAGCTTGGGCGTGAACCGTTCGAGGGTCGCCCACTCGCGCAGCCAGTCCTCGCGGGCGGCGCGCGCCCGCCAAACCTCCTGCTGCGGGTCGGCTTCGGGGTGCGCCAGGTCTGCCGTGCCACCCGTCGCGTCACCGGAAGGCGCGGCGTCTGCGGCGGCCGCGGCCGCTACTTCGCCGTCGACGACGGTCGCTTCGGCGGTTCGGGTCGGGTCGTACTTCTCCGCGCCGGCGACGACGATGGTCTGCTCGGAGCCGATGAGCGCGGCGAGGGTCTGGTCGACGAGGACCGCGGCGTCGCCGTACTCGCGGTGGTTGTTGCGGACCTTCGGGTCGTTCGAGGCGAGCCAGTGCCGGGCGGCGTTCTGGTAGTAGCCCTCGTAGAGCTTGTACGCGACGATGCGCCGTTGGTCCTCGAGCGGCGTCCACGGCAGCATCGGGACGGCCGCGCCGGGGATGGTCTGGTCGCCGAGCGCCTTCTTGTGCGACGCCGGCGTCCACGGGTCGAGGACCCAACGCCAGTCGATCGTCGTCATCGTCGCCCTCCTCGCGAGCAGGGTACGTGCCTCACGCGACCTCAGCCTCGTCTCGCGTCAGGAACGGCAGCGCCGTGTCGTCCAGCCGTCGGCCGGCACGCTCGAGTAGTTGCGCCTCGACCCGGTTGGCGTAGCGCGTGATCTTCTCCTCGCGGTCAGGGTCGCCGGTCCACACGAGGACCTGCCAGTTGAGCGCGATGTCGTGCTCGGCGCAGAAAGGCCGCTGCACGTTGTCGTCGGCGCAGCCGCCCCACGTCGCGTAGCCGGCTCGGCCGCACCCGGCGACGCTGCACAGCACCGACATGATCTCGGCGAGCGTGTAGTAGCCGCGTCTGCGGCCGCCGCCGAACTCGGCCGGGTCGGTCTTGCGGGGCAGGTCCTTGTTGTGGCGGCGCTTCGCCATCAGTCGTCCGGGTCCAGCAGTCGCCCTCGCGAGTAGTTGGCTTGCGCCTCGCACAGCCCGAGCACCTGCCACTCCGGCATGTCGGTCAGCAGGTAGTGGGTGATGCCGGCAGAGTCGGGGCCGACCGCCTCCACTCGGTGCCATGACGTGACGACGAGGGCGTGCGTGCACACGTCGTTCGGCCCGCGCGGGTCAGCGAAGATGCCGGCCTCGGCGTACAGCGCGTCGAGCGCCTTGACCTCATCGAGCACCTTCTCGCGCTGCGCGACGATGCGCCGCTCAAGGTCCGCGTCGTCCATCAGCGCCACTCCTCGTAGGTCATGTCCGGGCAGCAGGTCAGCGGGTGCCCGACGTGCGTGCACTCGCAAAGACCGAGCCACCACGCGGCTTTGCGGAACGCCCCTCTGATCTTTCGCATCAGCGCCTCCCGTCGAGCCGGTTGTCGTCGTAGCCGAACGGGTCGGACACTACCGACGGCGGGTCGATGAACAGGTCTGTCAACGCCCACACGCACGCGTCCATCACGTCGGGTGAGTCGTCGGTCGGCAGGCCCGTGTACGTCGTCTCCTGCAACTCGAGGAGCTCGTGGCCGGTCTCGATGCCGGCGGGCAACCATAGCCGGTTCGGCAGGTTCACCGGCCGCGAGTTGACGTGGCTGATGCGCGCCTTCTGGTACAGCGACGAGATCGGCTCGGCGCGCGTCATCTTGCCGCGCGTCGCGTGCACGATGCGCCACGGCACCGTGTCGTCGACGGTTTCGAGTAGCG